ACCAAATCATGTTTTTCTCTTGTATCATTAATCTGAACATCATAACCTTCTTGCATAATAATTGGAAGAATATCATCTAATAAATTTAAGAATGTTCTTCCACCAACATCACAGAACCTAACCGTTCCATCCCAACGACCAAGTTTATAAGCTGGCATATGATATGCATGAGGCAAAAAGAACTTTAGCTTATTAGAACACTTCCTACGTGTAGCAGGATCAAGTCCTTCTAATCTAATGTTTACCTCGTCTTTGATATTAATAATACAATTCTTCATCAATCCATATAATCCGAATACATATAGTTTAAGTAAGCATGACCGTCTTCTGTTAATCTTGCTGGTGTCCACTGAGGAGTAAACGTTACTTCTACTTGACAATCTACTACATTATCAACTGTTAGTGCCGCTCCTTTAACATCATTCACTATCATATCTGCCGCTGGACAAAATGCACTAGTTAATGACATTACAATATTACAGTACTTTTTTTCTTCTGGCATTTCACCTACGTTTACTTCGTAAATTAATCCAAGATTATAAACATCACAACCCATTTCTGGATCATAAACACCTTTAAGATTTTCGATAATCTTATTTTTTGTTTCTTCAATACTCATAATATATTGATTATAACATAATTCTTTTGGAAATGCAATAGTACAAATAAAAAAAGACAGATTGGGTGAGTGAGAGAAACCCAATCTGTCTTAAAATAACTAGACCTGGGAAGGTCTAGTTAACTGTTTAAGCCTTATGCCGCTCTTTTCATACAAGTGGTCTCAGCTAAACTCTTCCATCTATCGCCAGTCTTAGACATGTTTCTAAGGTCTGCAATCTTTTGAGCCATTCTCAAAGAAACTTCTCTCAATTTCTTTTGATTAGCAACCATGAAGTCAATAATTTCAACTTCCTGCTCCTTAGTAAGACCTTTAGTATCGAATAGACCACCGTCTCTAGCAATCTGTTTGATTCTCAAAATCTTATCTCTAGCAGTATCCATTGTCAAATCAAGATAGTGACACCTTGAAAGAATTGCTTCCAAGTGATCCTTGATTTTAGTTGCTCTAACATTGTCAAACTTTAAGTTTGTAATGAAGATAACTGAACCTTTGAATTCAAAAGTATCAGGAACACCTTCCCTTCTCAAGAAGTGTGAGTCAGAGTTCCAAGAAATCTTCCTCTTCTTACCACTATCAAGAGCCGCCTTAAGAATATTAAGAGCATCCTCATTGAAAAGAATACTATCACAATCGTCCAAGATTACGATATTCTTAGGATCAGAATATTTGTAAAGTGTTGAATAAAGACCAATCGCAGACATTGTACCTTTTACGAAAGTATGTCTAAGAGGCTTATCAGCCATCATATCAAAGATTGAGTCCTTTTCTAGAACTTGCTCAACACCAAATGTTTTACCAACACCTGGAGGGCCTGAAACTACCATACCTCTAACAACACCATCGATTGTTGCCTCGGTCATTTCATCTAGGATTTTAAATCTTTCTGCAATCCTGTTCATTGCTTGTTCATCAGTTTCATTTACTGATTCAACAGTACCTTCTGAAACTACAACGTTTTCGGGATTGTCAAGTTTAACCCTGATTTTAGGGTTCTTGAATTTGCTCTTTTGAGCATTGACAGTAATAAACCAACTACCGTCTTTAGCTTGTTTCAACTCTGAAACAACTGGAAAAGTACCTTTTACTTTTTCGTTTCTATAAGTACCTTTTTTGATTTGTGCTACGAACTGATTCTCACTCATGTTCTCACTCCTTTGTTCTGTTTTAATTATCATTATGTTTATACTATAACACGATTCGTGATATTGTCAAGTTTTTGACCATTACCACCTTTTTTCTATTTCCTCCAAATACGCCATATTTCGGTTGTATTCATCACGTATTACAACATATTTTTCCCAACTTGCATAATTGTGACTTTCAGGACCATGCATATTATTACGAATCTCTGCACTTCCTTTTGCGAGACCTTCGCCAAAAGGCCACCATTCTACAATCTCTTTTGTATCTTCACGATACGTTACAAAAATAGGGTACCCTGCATCTAGGGCACCTTCAAGAGTCTTAGTCTTTGCTAGGTTCATTACTTACTACCTCTTCAATTATTACTTCTTTTTTATCTACTTTGGCACCTGAAAAGAAAGCCATTGCGTCTTCAAGTCTACTACAAATAGCCAATACTTTCCCGCTTATCTTTTCTTTTACCACGTACATTTGATTAAGCCGCCTTAAGAACGTAAGGCTTGTCCCACTTACCAACGTTGATACTTACATAAAAAGCAGTATCAAAATAATCTGTCATTGCATCAGAGTTATCATACCAAGCACGACCACCATCAGCTTTAGCAGGAGCAGTATGACAAATTGTTTTAATGTCATTAAATAGTTGCTCATGCTTACCATAAAAGTGAGTATGATAATGATTGATTTGAGCATATCCGTCGAACTTCTGAACTCGACCTGAATACTTATCGGTCATATCCATTGATCCATCAAAGAAGTCAATAACACCTTCCATCAAAGAAACACGAACACCATTATAATGGTCACGTGTTACTGAAAACTTAATGTTCTTACCGAACTTTTCTTTAAGTGATTTACGAATTTCTTTAACTTCGTTTGTTGAAATATAAGCCATTTGTACCTCTCTCTTTTTGATTACTTAATTAATATAGCATGATTCTATATTTTGTCAAGTTTTGAGGTCTAAATTATCCTATATTTTTCGGAATTTTTACTAGTCGGTTTATAGCAGTTCCTTTTCTATTAGTATATTCTACTCTTAAATGAGTAGTACCTTTTGGAGCAGATCCTGCCACAGATTTGAATATCTTCTTTAATCCTAAACCTTCTTTTTCTTCGGAAAATTCTTTATCGTCTGTAATTTTTATTTTGATTTTTCTTGTCATAGAGTTGTCCCTAGCCCAGAGACAATCACATTCATCGATTGTTTCACCACATATTGGACAGTCTTCCCAATCTGGTAAATCATCGGGCCAGGGACTCATTTATAAGTTAATGTTTACCCAAACACCTTTTCGTTAGCTAAAGCCCTGTATCCAGCGGCTACAACCCTTCTTAAAGGAGCGCCCATCTTATAGATAGTCTTACCGTTTTTGCTCTTATTTGCATACACGGCGTATCCTTTCATTCTTAATGCGGATACTGTCGCTCTTGGATTAGCAATAGAAAATCTGTGTTTCATTGCTGATTCAGTTAAAGCCTCTCCATCTTTAAGAGCATTAACTAATCTGTCTTGTTTTGACGTTTTTGATGTTTTCATCGTTTCTCCTTTTTCTGTTGAAAAAGATTTTTTTGTACTCAAGTTTAACCAATTAAACATAGTACCTCCTTTTCTTTAAGGTATAGAATATCATAAATCACCGGTTGTGTCAAGTATTAATTTTCCTTGAAATCCCTGGATTTTATAAATACAATATGGAGAAAATAATCAAAGATATAGACCAATTCTCATTTGTCATAGGAATGGCCTATGGTATATTAACAGTTGTGTGTATTGTACTATTTGTTTGGATAGCAGTTAAGGTGTATCGTTAAACTCAGGGACTTTAACGTTAGAACGCTTGTTTAACGCATAAAACACATGATTTTCTTTGTTATCACCTGAACTTAACTCATATGAATCGTATTGAACTACTTCAAATCCTGAACGAATCATAAACAATCTATAGTTGTCTGGATGTAAAGTAGCATAATATTTGTGTTGATTCGCAGAATGAGGTACTTCAATATATGCCCAACCGCCTACTTTCATGATTCTATTCATTTCAAGTAGTGTATAAAATGGCATATGAGAAAACTGAAACGATTGACGCATCCAAACTAGATGAAAATAGTTATCCATCATCTTGCTATAGTTGTAATCCATAAGATGTACATTTAAATCTTGTGCTTTACAATGATCCCATTCTTCTTTACTGATAGTAACTCCTTGAACATTCTCATATCCAAGTTCCTTAAATTTAGTCATTGCATATCCTTGACCACAGCCAAGGTCTATAATATTTGCATCTTTTTTGTCTGGAAAAGAGTTTTCAACAAACGGTGGAAGTTGTCTATCAATAATACGTTTATCTAAATCTGTATCTGTAAAGTGTCCAACTTCGTTCTGCATTGCATGTTTGAAGTTATTAATTCTAATCCATTCTTCTGTAAAATCAGTCATTTAGTCCTCTTTGTTAATAAACAATTCCACTACTGGATGCTTGTTTACAAATTTCATTACTGTTTCATAGCTATCACAGTTACCTTTATCTACGTTATGATTGCCAATATCCATTGCAATCTTTTGTAGTTTTAAGATAACTGCTTGGTCTACTTGTTTTGGTATTAAACAATAATGTGCTTCGCCTTTTGGTTCTATTGCTACAAAGTCTTGAACTTCATAATCAACATTACCTAATTCTTTTACATCAATCATAGAGACAAGCCGCCAAATGTTTTCTTATCAACATCTTGCTTAACACCACCAATTACATAAGAACTGATTTCAGTTTCTTGTGGAGCAACTTGTACTTCTGCACCTGCAATCCACTTTTGTGTCCAAGGTAGTGGGTTTGCTTGTGATGTTTTGTATGGGCATTTTAGTCCAACGGCTGTCATACGTTTACAACAAATCCACTCAATATAATCATCAAGTAGTTGTGCATTCAAACCAATCATTGAACCATCTTTAAACAAATATTGTGCCCATTGCTTTTCTTGTTCTACTGCATCAACAAACATTTTAATACATTCTTTTTCTGTTTCTTTTGCAATCTTAACGTAATCTTTATCATCTTTTGGAAGTAGTTTTAGAAGTGTCTGAGTACTTGCTAAGTGTAAGTTTTCATCACGTGCAATAAGTTTAATAATCTTTGCATTGCCTTCCATTTTCTTTAATTCTGCGAATGCCCATGAACAAGCAAATGAAACGTAGAAACGAACACCTTCTAAAATATTAACACTCATTAAAGTTTTATAAAGAGACTTTTTAATTTCGTATTTTGAAATCTTTACCTTTTTACCATTTACTGTATGTGTGCCTTCTCCTAAGAGATTATAGTAACTTGTCATTTCAATTAGTTCATCATAGTTTTTAGAAATATCATCTGCACAATCTACGATTTCACCAATCTCCATCATTTCATCAAATACTTTTGATGGGTCTGCATAAACATTTCTAATAATATGTGTATAAGAACGTGAGTGAATTGTTTCACTAAATGTCCAAGTCTGAATCCATGCTTCTAATTCTGGAATAGAAACAATAGGAGAAAATGCTTCAACTGGAGCACGACCTTGTACTGAGTCTAAAAGAATCTGACGTTTTAGATTTGATGTAAAAATATGTCTTTCATGTTCTGTAAGATTTTTAAAATCATTTGCATCTTTTAATACATCAACTTCTTCTGGTCGCCAAAAGAAACCCAACTGCTTATCAGTTAGTTTATCAAATTGTTTATACTTTAGCATATCGTATCGTTGAATACTTACACCACCCGACGGATCTAGAAAAGCCAATGCTTTTGTATGGTCCGCTTTATTACTTGAATTAAATACTGACATGTTTATCTTCCTTTATATCACACACGACTCGCAGTAATCATCGTATTCTGCATCTGTCTCAAAATCTTCTCTCGTTTTAGTTTCTTCATCATCTTTATGTACATCGATTTCACCCTGTCCATCGAATGTGTTAAAGTAGTATAATTGCTTTCCACCGTATTTGTAAAACATAATAAGATGTTGAAGCATTACACTCATTGGAATCTTTTCATCTTCAAAGAATACCGGATTGTAGCTTGTATTTACAGATATACCTTGGTCGATATATTTCTGCAAAACAGCCATAATCTTTAAGTAGCCTTCAGGTGATTGTTGATCCCATAGTAACTCATATTTATTCTTTAATTTATGAATCCCGGGTACAACTTGCTTTAAAACGCCATGTTTTGACTGCTTCACACTGACATAGCTACGTGGCGGTTCTATACCGTTGGTTGAATTTGATATCTGTGCTGATGTTTCAGCAGGCATAAGAGCCATCAAAGTAGAGTTACGAATACCATGTTTCTTTAGATTTTCACGTAACTTCTTCCAACCTTTACGTTCCTTATATTTTACTAGTTCATCTACATCTGATTTTCTAGTATCTATTGGAACAATACCATTACCATATCTTGTTTCGTTAGACTTAGGACATGCACCTTTTTCTTGTGCTAACTCATTTGAAGATTTAATCAAATAAAAACTCCAAGCCTCTGCCCATTCATCTACAAGTTTTAAATCTGGGTCTGAATAATTTGTATCATTTTTAGCTAACCAATAGGCAAAATTAATAATACCAATACCAAGAGGTCTCCTGTTATTAGTTGATAGTTCTGCCGCAAGTACAGGATATCTTTGATAGTCTAAAAGAGCATCAAGTCCACGTACTGCTAAATCACATGGTTTTTCAAATTCTTCTGGAGAACGAATATTTCCCCAATTAATAGCACTTAATGTACAAAGAGAAATTTCACCTTCTTCATCATGCAAACTAGTTAGTGGTTTTGTTGGTAGATTAATTTCACAACAAAGATTAGATTGCTTGATAGGTGCAACTTCTGGTAAAAATGAACCATGGTCATTTGCATGGTCAACATTCATTAAGTAAATTCTTCCTGTGTTTTTTCTTTCATTCATAAATGAAGAAAACAATTCGATTGCAGGAATAGTTTTCTTGCGTAATCTTGTATTACGTTCTGCACGTTCATAAATTTCTCTAAACTTATCTTGGTCTTGAAAGAATGAATCATATAGACCAGGAACATCACTTGGTGAGAACAAAGTAATATCTTCACCAGCAATTAATCTTTCATACATTAGTTTATTAAACTGTACACCATAATCCATATGACGTACACGATTATCTTCTGTACCTTTGTTATTCTTTAGAACAAGTAAGTCTTCAACTTCATAATGCCAAATAGGATAATACAAAGTTGCCGCGCCACCACGAACACCACCTTGTGAACATGATTTTACACTTGCTTGAAATAATTTATAAAAAGGAATAACTCCTGTATGACTGGCATCACCGTTTCGAATTGGTGAATTGATAGCACGTATACTACCAGCACCAATACCGATACCTGCTTTTTGAGAAACATACTTGACAACTGAACTTGAGGTAGCATTGATAGAATCAAGAGAGTCATCAGTTTCAATCAAAACGCAACTTGAAAATTGTCTTTGTGGTGTTCTTACGCCTGCCATAACAGGAGTTGGTAAAGAAATATCAAAGTTACTAATTGCGTCATAGTAATCTTTAACATACTTCAATCTTGTTTCTTTTGGATATGTACTAAACAATGTAGCAGAAATTAAAGCATATGCAATTTGTGGTGTTTCAAAATGTTTACCAGTAACACGATTTTGTACTAAGTACTTACCACGAAACTGTTCCATACCTACATATGCAATATTGAAATCTCTATCATGTTTAATAAAATTGTTAATTTCGTCCCATTCATCTTTAGTATAGTCTTCTAACAATGAAGGATCATAGAATCCGTTCTTGACGTTTGCTTCTACAACTTTAAGGATATGCCAAGGTTCAAACTCATTGTATACCATTTTTCTAAGATGATAATTAACAAGATTTCCTGCAACCCATTGATAGTTTGGTGTTTCTTCTGAAATTAAATCAGAAGCCGCCTTAATCAATGTTTCTTGAATTTCTTCACTAGTGATACCATCGTAAAATTGTATGTGAGACTTTAGTTCGACTTCACTAGCACTAACGCCTGCGATATCTTGACACGCAAACATTACTACTTTGTGCATCTTTTCCAAGTCTAACGGTTCGCTTATACCGTCTCTTTTTACTACTTGAATTTCGCTCATAATAATTCTTCCGTCCTCTCTTTACAATGGTCTATTATTTACTTCCATTGAGCCATTGTTAATGTCTGTTGTTTATTTCCGAATCTTCCATTCCCGCCACTCTTAACTTAATAATATTAGTTAATTGGAAGTGTTTGATTTCAAATCCCTTTGTTATACCTAAAAACTGATTTCTAGTATAAGCAACTTGATTTATAAGTTCTGATATTGCGACAACTTCTTGTTCACCATCAGCATATTTTTCAGCATCCCTACTACTAAGTGCTTTGTTATAGTTTTCAAGATACTTTCTCAAATATTCACTTCTTTTCTTTCTTAGTTGAATATTTAGATGCTCTAATATTGCCTCTAGTTCTTGTAATTGAGAGAAACGTAGTTCTACATAAGCTGGAAGTTGTGTGGAGTTCTTTTCTACATTGCCGTGAATACGTACTTCTTTTCTTGCTTCAAGCAATTCATTACTGTAGTGTTCAATACAATCAGGTATTTTGCCCCAATCTTTTACAACTTCATTATACCAATTCATGTTTATTCCCAATCATCCTCTTCTTCTTCAAAATCGTCTGCATAGTAGCGGTCATATGCCGCTTCTAAAATTTTATCACCATTTACAAGTTCATGTACATCTTCTTTTAATGCACCAACATCGTCTGCCGTTCTAATAAATATTTCTGCGACATCTAATTTCTCTTTTGCAGGAACATATGCTTTGATTTTCTCCCACATTTCGAATACTGTTTCAATATCTACAGAAGTCATTTATGCCTCATAAATGGCTGAGTTAGCACCGTGTTCTGCACATTCTACACGAACACATCGGCAACGATTATCTGTCATTTGTTTTACTAATTCGTCCGCCTTTCGCCAGGCATGTTCAGCAAACTTTTCGACCCCCACACCTTCAAGTTGTACAATACTTGCAAGACCTTGAGTCTGTAGCAGTAACAAATGATCCTTCTTGGGATCATTTACATCAATTACAACTTTGTGGTCAAACGTTTCTTCAAGCCATGCTTTCAGAGGTTTGAGACCACCGAAATCAACTACCCAATTACGTTCATCTAATTCATCACAACCAAATGTGAATTTAAAAGATAAACTATATCCATGTAGTAATTTACAATGTGAGTGTGCTAAAGGTTGTCTAAACACTGCACTTAGTCCAATGTTATGCCCATAGCACTTGGTCGAAAAATATTTAGCCATTATGCTTCCTCATTTACTTCTATGTTTTCTTGTTCTGGTGCTTCTAATTCTTCTGATTCATCATCAAAATCTTTATTGCCCCATTCTTTCATAACTATATCAAGTTTATCACCAGTCCAGTTTTTTCTGAACTCTGACATAATTTCACCTGATGCAGTAGTGTAAGCAAGTTTGTTTCCAGACTTAACAAGAATTCCTTTTGCTTCAAAGAAATCAACAAGACCACTATATGGATCCATGCCTGTTTCATATGGAATCTTAACTTGTACACCTTCAAAAGGTTTTGCGTAACGAGTTTTCATAACTTTACAAGCCGCTCTGATACCACGTACTTCTGAAATCTTGTTACCTGCCTCGTCTTCTTTTAGTTTTAGTTTTTTCATTGCAACAACAATACTTGATGCATAGATAAATCCTTGACCACCTGAAATCTTATCATCTGGGTCAAACATATCTTGTGATGCGTATGTATGATTTGTTGCAACCATACCTACGTTGTAATCACCAAACATATTTACACAATTTCTAACAAGAGCCGCGAGTGCTTTAGGCTTACGACCCATATCACCTTTCATATCACCCTTGTTAAACTGGTCAACATCAGTTGGTGTTAACATCATACCAAGTGAATCAAGAACAAAAAGAACTTTTGGTCTATCTTGTTCATCTGCATCGGCATATTCTGCCTTGTAGTCTTTCATAAATTCACTGATAATCTTTGCAACTTCATCAATCATTGCAACATTTAATTTTAAAAGTTTATCTTCATCTGTGCTTACATCTAATGCATGTAACCACTTTTCATCTAATGCGTTTTCTGAATCGATTAGAACAACAAAGATACCTTGTTCTTGTGCATGTCTAACAATATTACCTGCGGCTATAAATGATTTACCTGCACCACTTTCACCTGCTAGTACTGTTACCTTGCCTAGTGGAATACCTTTTTGAAAATCTCCACTGATTAATCTGTTTAGACAGTAATTACCTGTAGATACCCATGTATCTGGATCACGAAATCCTGCACTTACTCCAGGCACAGATTTCGTTATGCTTTTTCTAAATTTACTTACGTCAAATGCTCTTGGCATATTTCACTCCTTCATAATGAGAGGGAGGTTGCCCTCCCTCTAGTTGTTTTAATGATTTAGTCAGATTTACGACTTCTAATCATTGCCAGGATATCAGCGGCATCATTTGAACCACCAGTTGCTGGTGTTGATGTTGCCTCTGCCATTGCTGGTTGAGGTGTTGCTTCTGCCTTTGGAGCAGGAGCCGGTGTCTCAACCGGAGCAGATTTAGTTTCAGCTGGAGCAGAAGGTTGTGCAGTTGCCTGCGTAGTTTCTGTCTTAGCCGTTGTATTACCTAAATCCAAACCATAAGGTTTGTAGTATGCACCGAACTTCTCTGGATCATATAGATTTCCATCAACTGATGCTTCAAACATTTCCATGATGATACGTAGTTCTTCATCATTAGGACGTTTTGGCATGAAGTCGTTTAAGTCATACAACCCATGAGTTTCAATAGCTTTACGTTCATCTTCATTTAGAGAACGTTCTTTACGTGCCCAATTTGAAGTTGAGTAGTCAGCATATTGACCTTTTTGAGTTTTTGTTAAACGGAAATCAGTTCCTGAATCATAGTCAGTTGGAAGATTTTCCATATCTGGATCCATTAGAGCCGACTTTAGAAGTTTAAAGATTTGAGGACCAATCACAAAACGTCTGATTGGATTCTCAGGAGATTCCTCGTTCATTGGATCTTGAACAACGAAACCTTGGAAGATGTAAGAACGCTTCTTCCAATACTTTCGTCCAATGTCTTCCATTGCTGGATCTTTGAACCAAGGACGAATCTCTGCATGTACTGGACATGTATCACCCCACATTTCAACGCACGGAACTTGTACAGTTACTGGCTTTGATGTATCCCCACCTTTTACGCCAGGGAATGTCATTTTAATGATTTGACGTTCACGCCAGAAAAATGTATTTGAGTTGTCCGCATCTGGAAGAAAACGAATTACAGCCGTCGAGTCTGTATCCATGTTCCAGAAAGGATAGATTGCGTCTACCCCACGATTTTGATTGGCATTGTCTGCCGATTTTGAGTCTTGTGCAAGAAGTTTTGCACGGATTTCTGCTAAAGTAGCCATATTATTCTCCTATATTAGCCTGTATTAGTTTTAGTATTAGCCTGAGTGTCAACATAACTCTCTCAGAGCATGTTTACAATTATACTTATCTTTTTCCTCAAAGTCAAGCGTTAAATACGTATTTTTTGAAATTTTTTTGTGGGTAAAAAAAGGGGCGCCTAAACGCCCCTATTTTATTGAATTTTTTGAATGTTATGCTGGGATTTCAAACTTGTCAAATGCCTCTGCTAACATAGAATCGAACTGTTCTTCAACATTTTGCTTTTGAACTTCTTCGCCTTCAGTTGCAGTCTTTGATAATTTCATTAGATAACCAGCTAATTTTAGTTTATCTTTTGTCAAAGTTTTGCCATCACGAATTTCATCTGCTATATCTTGTAAGAAAAGTGATAACTCAGCCGCTCTATCGTGACCTTTGTTTTTACGTTTCTTATCATCTGTTGAATCAACATCAACACGATTCGCAATATCATCAACTGATAACGCAAGTTTCAATTTCTTCTGTTCCTCTGCTTCTTCTTTTGAACGAGGTTCAGCATATTGATTTTTGATTTTGTCAAAATCATATTGAGCATTAGGATCTTTTGGGAAATAGATACGATTTACTTTTTGACCCATCTTATCTTTTGCAGTAATGATTTGCATAACTCTTTGAATTTGGTTCATTCGGTTATCTTCTACTTCTTCTTCGTGTACACGATGAATTAGCGGTAAGACATCTCTTAATGATTCTTCAAAAGTTGTTTTTGTAAATTTCTTTACGTAGTTGTTTACAGTATCTTCTGTGATTTCAGCGTTTTGTTTTGCTTCTGTTGTTGCCATCTTTTCAACAAATGCCGCATACCCTTTTGCACCTTGAATACGCTTGATAGATTCTTTAATAGATTCTACTCTACGTTTTACATTAAGTACAACTGAACGATTACTTTCATTCACAAGACTTTGTTTGTTTACTACGTTCATGAACTCTTTTAATTTTGCTAGGTTCGATGATAGTTCGATAATCGCTTCACCCACCATGTCGCTCGGTACACCACCATGTGATACGTGTCTCGCCATTGCTCTTGCACCATTTAAATGTTTATATGGATACTTGAAACGCTCACCTTCTGCATTCTCAACAAAAATTGATGAAATGTTACGAGAACGTGCTCCACGTTGTTCTTCATTTACTGGCGCACGATGTTTGACGATTAATCTTACATTTTCTAGTGTCTGGCGACTAGTACGTGAGGATCCTTCTAGTTTTGACATACCTTCATTGAATACATCACTCATAGTCTGCTCCTTGTTTTTCTCTACTTTGTAAGCATAGTTTTTAGGCTCGATGTGTCTTCCAAAAGACCTTACATCAAAATCTAACATATACTCACGTGATAAATTTCTAAGACTGTTCATTAATTTTTCTGCTTTTGGTTTATCAATATCGACACCTTCACCGAAATGAAGTTTAACTTCTTTTGATGATTCGTCAATAGATACCATCATGTTTGGTTCTTCGATATAGAAAAATCTTGCTTCCTCTGGATTAGCAACACTTTTACCGTTATCAGAATTATACATCTTCAAAGAAAGACCATTTCCTTGAATGAAACGCATAATTTTTTCTGCGATTGTTGAATAATTTACAGCCATATTAATAATTCCTTATAGATGTATTTATCAAATTATCACAGGAAGAGGGTCATTGTAACTGTCATCACTATCAAGTGATTCACCAAGAGTTTCCATATATTCTTCATCGAATCTAGAAATTACTTGAATTTGTCTGATACAAAGCAAAGTAGCAGATACTAAGTCATCTGTCTCACCTAATTTTGCTTCGAAACTCTTACCCTTTGCGATAAATGTTTTTAATTCTCTGATTAAATTTCTACTAAGAGGTATCATTTTATCACTTTCCATCCAGGATTTCATTTTCATACATGCTGTAATTTTTGTTTTGTATGATGTTGTAAATCCTTTTCTGATTGCTTTTTGTATTCCTCTTTTCTTTGGTTCGTGTAAAAACTCGCCTGGGAATTTATCTTCATCCATTTCTTCGATTACGATAAGAGAAGCCTCACCCAATGAGTTGTTTTCAACTGACCAATATATTTCTGGATTGTTATTTCCAAGTTCATTCATTTCATCTTTAAGAATAGTTAGTATGTCATGCATTGTTTTTACTTGACCTCTAACATCTGTACGATTACTTTGCCATTCTGCAACTTGTACTAGTTCTGGTAAACTCCAAACTTCAATAGCTGAATAATCTCCGCCTGTACCCATTGCAGGATCAAGACCAACTACATATGTAGAGTCTTTATTAATTTTTTCGTACCATCGTACTTGCCCTGTTTTGTGAATTGGTTCTATACCTTTCAAATGAGAAAGTTTAATACTGTCTACAAGTGTTTCATCAAATGCAATAAACTGACATTCATGTTCACGTAAAAATCTTTCTTCGCCAACACGTGTTCTTTCTTCTTTTGACCATTGTTCATCTCTATCAGGGTGTTCGTCCCATATAGCTTTGAATGGTTTGAAGCCATTTACACCTACTGGCTTTTCATTACCGTACTCATCAATCTTTTTATTTGCACCACTCCAGATAAGAGCAAACTGGTCATCATCTAAGTTTGGTGTTGAAGTGATAATCGCTTTACCACCTGTTGCTAGAGTAGGAGATATCGATGTCCAAAACTCTTTTGCAATATTAGGTCTTACGAATGCAAACTCGTCACAATACAATAAAGAGATTGAAAGACCACGACCTGTATTTTCTGTAGTTGCTTGTGCAATAATACGTGAACCGTTATCAAATTCTAAACTACCTTTGTTATAACTTGTAACACCACATCGTATATGGTCAGGGCATAATTCATATGCATGTCTAATTCTATGCATGATTTCTTGAGCACCTGAATATTTGTGTGCCGCAATTAAAATAGTTTGGTCAGGGTTAAACATAGCATACCAAAGCAAGTAACCTGCCGCAGTTGTAGATTTACCCATTTGTCTACCAAGCATAGAAATAGAAAATCTATAATCATGATAAGAATGAAGTAATCCTTTTTGAAACTCATAAGCATCATACAACATACTACCTCTAGTTGGGTGTTGTATTTTGAAATAATTATTCAAAAAATAAAAAGGATCCGTTGCACACTTACTGAATTCTAGTAATTGTTGATTACTAAATTGTGTTTTCTGATATGCTTTTTTAGTTAAATCTGCCATTTACTTTTTTATACCGACTTTTCCGTCTTCCTTAATTTCTGCATCTGCTAATCTTTTAACTCTATCACGCCAACCTACTTCACCTATTGCACCTGTAAGTGTAACTCTGATAGTATCTCCTGCATCTGGGTCAACACGTGTAATACCGTGTACTGAATTCTTTTGTATTAGAACTAATCTATTTGGTTTAGGACTTACAAAAGTTCCTACACCTTTATCAATGATTGATTTATATTTTTCTTTTTGTTGAAACATTTCCATTGGACTTCTTAGTTCTTTATAGCTATCATAATGTTTTGTACCTTCCATTAATTCAATCCATTGAGAATATTCTGGTACACTGCCCATAGGAACAATCAATAATGTAGAGTCCCAATTAATATGCCACTCTTTATGAAGATAGTATGTGTATGTTGTAAAACCTAAATCACTGTGCCATGGATTTTTTGAGTTAACTGGATATGCATGACAACGCATTGCATAATCTTCGAATTTCCCACCTTCTACATAATCACCTATATGCTCATATTCATTTAAGAACTTATTAAAGTGTTCAAACCAAACATCACAATTATCACCATAAGGATATTTTCCTTGCCAACGTTTTTGATTTTTATAATTTGCACCGTCTGTATAATGCCAAAACTTATCATCGCCTTGAGTTTGTTCCCACTCATCAACTTGTACTTGATTTAAAATCTTATCTTGTGCTTCTTCTGGTAAGAAGTCATCAATGACTAAACATTCAGGTGTTCTCATTACAACATTATACATAGCTTTCTCTTTCTCCATTTCTACTTAAGTCAAGTGTTACGCAATGTAATCCACTATCCCAGAAATATTTATGTCTGAAATCAAACGGTATCATTTCAACACCATATTGTTTCAATTCTTTTTCAATTCTTGCATCATATCCGTTTGTAATGACTGTATTTTCATCAATACTAACTACATTCAAATCGAATACTGTTTCATCAACATAACCTATCCAGTGAGATAACCATTTTTCAACTTTATCTTTATAGAAATGTTGAATTCTTATTTCATGAAACCACTCAGGCAAATCCCATGGTGTTAGAATAATCTTATCCCAATGTTTTAGTTCTTCGGGAATATATTCTTCTTTCCATGTCATTAATAATCCTGGTTTGATAATTGCTAACATACCATCAGCATGACCGCATTCAGGTATTTCTATCCATTTTGTTTCACAACCTATATTTCTTTTTACCCAATCTAACCCTGTTCTTGTTCCTCTTGCCCCAAAATCACGTCCAGCTGGATCATGATAAGGTCTTGAATGAATTAAAGTATCACCGCACTTTATAATATTTGCGGCATGATACATTATCTGAGGTTCCATTGTTTCATAGTGTTGATACTGAGATTGCAATAAAGGTCTAGGCATTGCAATATAGTTTCTTCCTTCTTTATGTTTTTCTAACATTATATCTAAGAAGTAATCACTTTCAGTATATCTATTACAATCACCACCTATAGTATTGATAATAGTATCTCCATAAACTATATGATGGTCACGAGGACATATTGCAGGATATGGAAATTCTGATTTCCATTGTCTTGTGCTTTCAGATTGCAAAGGTATATTCTTTGGTCTGTGAACTTTAACACTTGCTGATTTAAATACATCTGATAATTTTTGAAAATCTTGTTCTGTTTCTTCTAGTATCTTTGACATACTATCAACAAATTGTGTATCATCGAATTGTTCTAAAGACTTAGTATCATAAGTGGAGCCAACAATAACCTCTGTTAGCTTATCCCATTCTGTCCATATCATGTATTATCCTAATTAACTTCTAATATAATACTATTTATGCACAAAAAAAGGGAGCCTAAACTCCCTTTTAATTTTAGATAATTTGATAATTAAGTTTTAGATGTTTGGCCAAACTGTTGGTGTTGTAGCCGTATCAGTTATTGATCCATTGTCCTGTGTATCAACTACTGCTAAATCATTTACTGTTGAAAGACTTACATAACCACGTGTTCCTGATGTAGAACCAAGTGAACCTCTATGTAGAGCACCTCTTGTTGGTAAGTCATCTGCGGAGTCTGTAATTGACCCAAAATCGGCTAACTCTGCTAACCAAATTGAACGTCTAATTCTTACTCTTGGGCCTGCGCCTGCGTTATTCCAAGTTACGCCACGATATTTGTTTGCCATTGTTTACTCTCCCTTAGTTGTATAAATGTATTTATCGCAAAGGTGGAAAAATAATACACTTATATAAAGTATATTACAAATACTTATTACTGTGGTGTGTTGTTTTTCTTAGTAAGTGCCTTGTTAGCTACTGTAGTAGCGGCCGCTCTAGAAGCCATGCCCTTAACACCTTTTGAAACTAATGCTCTACCTATTGCACCTGCTACTGCACCTACTGCCGGTAAAATTTCATCAATTTTTTCATTGCCTGCAAGTTTTCTTAGTCTTGCTAATTCTGGGCTTTCTTGTTTCATATCTTTATGAGGCTTTCCACATGAATCACATATAGGTTTTCCACAATCGCAACCACAGTCACAATATTCAGAACCTTCGTTAGTTGATTCCATCATACCTAAATCAGACAATCTCATTTCTAACCATTCTGTTGGATCACCGTCTCTTGCTTTTTGTGTACCGTATGGCATTTCATCTTGATAGTACCCAAATAAATCCATGTAAAGTTGTGAGTCAGGATCTAGCTGACCAGTCGCTTTTACTTTTTCAGCGTCTTCTGGATAACTCATGAACATTGCTTTAACTTCATCTGCTTCCATACCTTCTTCAACAGATTCATTTGCTTTTTCTTTTTTATCTTTGGCCGCTTTTTTCATTGTTTCTTTTTTGTCGCCGTCACCATCGATATCAGCAAAGTCAGGCTTTGCTTTCTTTTCTTCTACTTTACTTTCTTCTACTGACTCATTTTTCAGTTTTCTTTGTTTACGTAGTAGTTCAGTCATTTCATCACTACTCTGAATTTGGTTTGCTTTTTGTGGGTCGCCAGCATCTTTGGCTTTCTGTGCCATATCTTTTAATTTTTTAATTTGTGCTTCGACTTTATCTAAACTGCCTGGTGTTCCTACTTTAGCTTCTTCAACTTTTTCAATTTCAGACATTAGTGATTCATAGATTTCATTTTCATCTAAAGAATATTCTAATGGGTTATCGCCTCTTGAAGGTGCTTTGTCTAAACTTTTCTTTTGTTTTGGAATACTTTCACCTGATTTTTTTGAGTAGTCATCTAAATCTAACTTATCGTTAGCTGGTGTTGGTTGATATTCATTTTCTTCTATTGATTCTCCACAACCACATGATGAATCTTCCATACCTGCTAGTTGCATCATACGTAGAATTTCTTCTGCATGTTCTGTGCTTGTGTTTGAAGTAGTAACTGATTTTCCGTTATCATCAGTAACAGTTAAATTGTAGTGTTTACTCATTTTTCATCTCCTGAGATAACAGAAGGACTTGATTTCTCATCTGTATCCATTTGTTCAGGTGCTGGGTCTCTTTTTTCTTTTGGACTTAATTCATTTTCTTTTGTTTCCATCTCTTTTGGAGTTAGAGACTTTAGAAAGTCATCAACAAAAGTACGACCATAGTTTTCACCGTCATCTGATTTTGATTCTTCTTCGGAAGTTAAAAGAGGTTCTTTGTTTTCTTTTTCTTCTTCCTCTGTTGGTTCCCAACCTTCTGGGTGAACTGCAACATGTGACAAATGCATACATAATAAGTCTGCTAATTGTTGACGTAAGATATCGGCTGATACAGGATAACCTGTAACAACATCAATCTTTGAAACTTCTGAATTTTCTACTTCTTTGAAGAACATCGGATTTTTAGATACCGGTGTAGTAGATGTTTTAGACATGTTTCTTAGGTCATATTTACCTAAAAACTTTTCAAGTCTATCTTCGTCATTACTATTTAATTCACAGCAAAAACGCATTGTGAACTTATGTTCTTTTTCTGATTCTGTTAAAAATTCTTTAAAACTTTTCATGTTGCTCTCCAACGTATATTCTTATTTATCATTTTTATGGATTTTTTATTGTTTTTTGTCTGTTGCCTTGTCTGCTACCTTCTGTGCATCTGAAATACGCTTCAAAAGTTCATTTCTATCGATATTTAGAGTACCTTCCGCTGTGATTTCATCATCTGACTTACTGATATCTCTGTCTTTTTGATGATCCAGCTTTGCTTTCTGTAGTTGTAGGTTAATCATACGTAATTTTCTGTCTACTTTACTATCTTTAGCCTCTTTTGCTGTCTTTAGTAGCTGATTTGCTGTTTCTAATATCTTTGCACCAGCATGTACTTCAACATTCATACCTAGTTGTAGCATGTCTTCAAATGTCTGTAGTGCTTTAGCATGTATATCGTCCATTTCTCTATCATGCTCATTTAAGTCTGTTACCATAGGTAATGCGGCATCGATTTTTTCAGTATTTTCTATTTCTGCATTTAATAACTCTGTAATTTCTTTAGATTCTTCAATACTAGGAGTATTATCTTCTTTTTCTTCATCATCTGTGGAAGATATATTAAATGTTTCTTCTAATTTTTTCGTCATTTCCAATACCTTTCGATTGGTTCTAAAAACCTCTGCTTATCGCAGTAATGCTTATACACTTTTACTATTTCTTTAGTATTTGATATTGACTTACCAATATTAGTATACTGAATAACACGTGTTATTGTTCTAATTGGATTCTTAATCAATTCATCAAAGTGCATATCTATTATATTTGTATTTATTACCAAATTTTTGTATACTTCATTCCATTCTTCTGTATAGTATAAATGTTCGTTTTTATCATCTTCTACAATACAGTCTAAATTCTTTAGGTTATAGTTAAGATATGTATATGTGGGATCACGATGCAACATAATATTATATGTATCTTTATATCTAGTTTCAAGTTTTTTTACAAACTCATCTTTTTGTTCTGGAAGATAAGGATGACATTTCGAAATATATCTATCAAAGTTTTGTTTCAAAAACAATTCTTCTAAACTACAATCGTCATCAGTATATTCGTAGTCATCTACTACATCAAGCATTGACTTACCTCTTACTTTTATTCTTCCATCATCAAAGTATAATATTTCAGGTTCTTCGAAAATATTTAATCCCAATGATAATAATGTAATGAAAAAGTCGCCGCCTGCGCCGGGTTCATAAAAGACCCCTATCTTTGTACTCATTTACGCTTCCTTGGTTTTACTGGTTTGGGCTTTTTTGTATTTTGATATATATCACCCTCATTCAGTACACGAAAACGCATTCCTCTCTTGTTTGCCCATTTAGTTGCCGCGTCCCATTTTGCATAATTCTGTACAACTGCCATTTTATCAGTACGTCTTCGTGCAAGATCCGGCTTAGATTGTGTTGCAGGTTTTATTTCAACTAGTTCCGCTTTCTTTTGACCTGCTTTATCCATATATACAATAACAAAGTCTGGCACATATGCTGTTACTTTACCATTGAGTGGATTTTGATAAGTTATTTTACAAGGTTCACTAGCCCAAGCAACTACACTTGGGTTATCATCACAGAAATTCATAAAAGTGAACTCCCAACTACTTCTAAAAGTTGGTTCTCCCTTACCAGAATACTTCTGTGGGTTTTTTATAGTATATTTTCCTTGATGATATTTTTGTCTCATTTAAGAATAGCCCTTGCGACATATTTATTTGGTTTTGCAGGAGTAACTTTTCCTGTTTGATAGCCAAATCGCAAAGCACTATTGATTACAAATGAACCTAAATCGTTTAATTTAAAATCTGGTGAGATTTCGTCTACTAAAGAATACGGACTTAAGCCATAAGACCTTGCAACATTGACTAATTCTCTGGAAAATACATTAGCTTTTTCTTCTGTAAAACCTTTCTTAGTTAACTTAGCTTTTAGTACGTCAATATCAAATGCCATTATCTAATACCTCTTGTAAGATTCTTTAATACGTTAATATTTGATTGTGCAGAATTTAATGTTGCAGACGTAGAATTTGCTGTTATGTTAGAAGGAACTGTAGTTGTTTGTATTTGACCTCCACTAGCCGTTCCTGCATTTTTAATACCGTCTCGTATTAAATCGCCTGCTATGCCATATTTACTCTGTGATGTTTTGCTAAGATTTTGTAATGTACCTATTCCTGAGTTACCTACAATACCTTGAGCCGCTGAATTTCTTATATTACCCCAATTTATCTTACGACCATTAAAGAAAGCATTTACTAATTCATTTTTTATCGCACCGCCTAAGTTTGAACCACCATATCTTCCTGTACCACCGTCATACGTATTACCTAAATTAGCAAAGTCTGCCACTTGAGGATATTTCGTTTCGGGAACAAACGGATCATCAAATCTAGGATCAGTTGGAACTGCTTCAACAAATTGATGTCTTGATTTTGCTTCTTCAATTTGTTGTCTTATTATATCAGCTTGTCCATCAGCATCTGGACTTGTAGTTGCTGAGAATTGTAAATCTTTATTAAGTTTTGCTAACTCATCTAGTTTCTGTTGATTAATAAGACTATTTTGTGCAGTTGTAGTTTGTGAAGGAATTGAATCGTCATTGAATCTAGCAATAGCCTGTTCATCATTTGCTGGATCAAACTGACTTTTCTGAATTAGTTCATTTAATTTATCGTTTAAAAATTCTGTTTTAAAAGTTGAATAATCACCACTTTCTATATCACTTATCGCACTTTCTAAATCTAATGGAAGACCATCTGTTAACCAAGTTGGCAATGTTACACTATCTGATACTGTAGAAAACACAACATTTTCTGGTTGTAGTGCTAATTCGATAGTTCTAAGATTTCCATCTGAGTAATCACTAGGACTAAATGTTATATTTGTTACTAAAGGGTTAATTAATTCTATTTTTTGTATACCGCCTGACCTTGGAACAGTCCTATCATTAAGTACATTTGTACTTTCATTACGAGGATCTCGTTGGTCAGTATTTCCATCAACATTACCAAAGAAATGAAATATTGTTACTTTTTCAAAACTCTGATGAAATGCTCTTCCCTTAGTAGAAAATTTTCTACCGTGATTTAGTCCACGTAATGCATTTTCTATTGAAGCAGATGAAGTACCCATCTGTCCGTTTTTAAAAAACTGATTATATATTCCCATAGCAAATGTAAACATTTCACCATCAACTACATCATACATTGATAACTGTACTTCTGGAAAATCTACACGTGTTGGAACATATACACGTTTGCCATATCTATCGATAGGTTGTGTAGTTGTAGCGACTGATACACCGCTTACACCTTTTGCAAATCTATTGAATGGGAGTGTTGTACTTGATTGTGTTCCTGGTAACGTTGTTTGTTTTATATCGTGGAATTCGATATAAAACATGTCTCCCGTTTTAGGAGCAGAGGTAATGGGTCCGACTCCGCCGAACCCAAACCTTCTATTAGCATTTTTATTGTCTTGAATGACAATATTGCCTTGTTTATTTTGACCAGCCTGTTTTGAAGTAGCCATATCAGCTTACCCCGAATTAACCAAGAATACTAGAGTTGTTAGTAAATGTAGTATCTGGCATGATTTCAGTATCAGTGAATACAGCGTTATCGTACTGTAGTGTTAGTGCGATAGTCACTGGATCTGAAACTGAGTAATCAGATTGAGAGTAGTCTGCATTCTGAACAAAACAACCTTCAAGTTGCCATTGCTCATTAGGGTTACCTGAGTTACCGTCTAAGATTTCAATTAATGTAGAAAACTTATAGTTAGTACCTGCCGCCGGACCTGCTTGATTTCTATGGTTCAACTGCGATTGTACTTGTCTACCAACTAGTTTAGTTAAGTTGTTTGCAATATCGTCACGTAGAGTAATTGTGATTGGTTCCCAAGTGTGTTTACCCATCATGTACATACGTGAGTTATATGAATCTACTGGAATTGATTCGTGTGTAATCTTTGGTCTAGTCACATTCATTACCTGTCTTGTGAACTCTGTAGTGTTAGCTGTAACACCACCGAAACCTGCGACTTGAACACGGAAACGATAATTAAGTTTTGGCTGTAGAATACCTGATCCAGTTACGTTATCACCGGAATCTGTAGGTACACCGAAAGTATTTAATGTTCTTGCCATTGTTTTGTCTCCTAAAAAGTTTCGAAACTTTGTTTATAAGAGTATTTATCAATAATGTTAAGAATTAAAGTTGTAGTTAATAAAAAAGCCCCTTATTTCTAAGGGGCTTTAATAAATTTGTTGTTTTCTCTACTATTATGCTAGAGATTCGCCTGTATTTCTGATACGTAGCGGAATGTAAATGAATTCTACAGATTTAACTGGTTGAATTGCAACATCTACCCATAACTCGTTTCTATCGATACGAGCAGGTGTGTTGTTTGATTCATCACAAACTACTAAGAAGTCATACAAGCCTCTGTTAGTAACTAATTCACCACAGAAACGTTCTACTGCATCACGCATGTTATCACGTGTAATCTTATCGTTTTGTTCGAATAAGAAGCCACGAGATAGTTGATCCAAATTGAAACGCATATAGTTTGTTAGTCTTGCAACATTGATACGGTCAAGTGCAGAAGCAAATGCTTGTGCTGTTTTCTGACCATAAACTACTAGACCTTGATTTGGAAGGTCTGCGATTGGATTCATACGATTTGTATATAAAACATCTCTTTGTCCGTTGCTTAAACGTACTTGTGTAAATTCGCTTTCGTCATTTACATAACCAACTCTACTTGCGTTAGTTACAACACCACGTGTCAATCCTGCTGGAGCAAACCATGGGAATGATACTTGGTCTGAAAATGCGATAGTACGTAATGCTACTGCTGATGAAGGAATAACAACATCATTACCTGATAAGTCTGTAGATAGACCGTGTGGATAATAAACGCCTGCATATGTTTCTGCTGGCATGTTGTTAGTTGCCCAATTTTTGATAGAAGTTGAATCTGACTTAAGATCCATTGGTGTATCACCAATTACAAAAGCGATTTCTTTTTTATCTTTGTTTAGAGCAATCATTTCATCCATTAGTTCTGGGTATCCAGGAGATGCAATTAAGTTGAAGTATACTGCTTCTGAACGTATACCATCATTACTTGTTAATGCACCTTGCATTGCTTCAACAACCATGTGACGTTGTGCATGTTTACCGAACTTACCTGAGCCATCTAGATTTACTCCTGACGCCCATTCCCATTTACCGTTAGCATATTTTTTAACGTTGTAAGTAGAATAGTCCATGTTAACCATTAACATGTTTTCTGGATATAGTTCAGCATTTGGTGTATTTGCATGTGCAGTACGAGAGTTTGCAGTTCCATCTGCATCATACGGAGCCATAGCTGAATAGTTTCCAAATAAAACACCGTTAGTTGATGATTGGTCTGCGTTATCTAGTTTAACCCATTCTGTACCTGACCATGAGTAGATTGCTGGGTATGGCATTTCATCACCATCGACCCATAAATCACCTGTTTGTAGTGGAGATGTTCCGTCTTTACGAGTTGTTGGCATACCAGTACGTAATTGTAATTCTACTGGTGCAACATTATTAACATCTTCTGACCATCCATGTTTAGTCCATTCCATTTGTGTACCGTTAAATACATTTTTTAGAATTTCTATTTTAAGGTCAGTGTTATACCATAATGTACCTTCTGATACTTCACCTGTTGGTTGTGTATCTTTTGCTTCATATGATAAATCATCCCATACACTATCTACGTTAGATGAGTTTGCAAATCCCATATCTCCGAATCCTGATACGAAATCTAAGTTTAGTTCCATGCCATCAGTTTTTGTAATTCTGATTACAGCATTTCCAACTTTTTCAACTTTTACTTTTGCGGCGTTTAGTGCAGTGTTTGACTGCATTTGAACGATTAATGCATCAAGTGTTGAAGCATTTGGTTGAAACTGTACACCTTCTACTGTAAAATCTGATGTGATAGAAGCAGTATTTGGTATTGTACCTGATGAGATTTGTGTTTGAGTTTTACCTGTGTGTCTACGTAATTCTACAAAGCCTTTAGTTGCATTGTATCTTGTGTAAACATCACCTGAGTCAATTAAGTCTGCACTTGCGGCATCATCTGATGCATAACACGGTGCTTGAATTGATGTAAATAAACCTGATGTTGCATCATATACTGATACTCCTAGGTCTAATCCACCACCTTGTTTTGTTAAACGTACATAAACATTTCCTGTAGTTAATGATGATGTTCCGTCTGACTGTGTTGTTGGTGCAAATTTGTTAAATTGGAAATCTGATGAACCTGTGTCACCTAAGATGACCCAGTTAACACCAACTTTTTCCCAAAATGTAATTTTTGATGTTGATGCAACAACGCATATGTCACCTGCTGAACCAAATGTGTTCACTGGTGATGCAAATCCGTCTGCGTTAATGGCTTCGACATTCCCTGTACCTGGTGCATCTGTCAATATTGTTGGAGTTACTGATTTCCAGTCACTGCCATCATGTTGAAAAATACCAAATGCAGAAGATGATGTGTCGTGCCAATATGTACCTGATGTAATTGCACCTGCAGGCTCAGATGTAGTAGCTTCTAACTGTGATAAGTCAATTGGTGCTCTTAATACATAAGCGTTATTTGATACGCCAAGATATTGATAAGCCGCTAAAAGACCATATTCACTAGTTTCTGCTCCTTGCACAACCGATCCGCCAACTTCGTAGAATTTAGGCTCTCCGAAAGTCTCAACTAATTCTCGTTGTGAAGAAACAAGATATGCAACACCGGCATTTTGCTCAAGTGTCCCAGAAGCTATAGCTGAACCAGATGCGTCTGTTTTGTTTGTTGCAGTTGCAACAACGATTAGTGGAAGTGTACCTTGAGTAGCCGCCGCATATTGCGATTCATCGACTACTGTAACTGACACGCCCGGTGATACTAATGTAGGCATTCTGTTTCTCCTTTTTCTTAAATTGCTATTGAGCAATTCTTAAATTGCTACATATATTTATCGGAAATGGAGAAAAAAAGGCGTTTTTAGAGTTAACTACGTAGACAATGTGTCCGAAACTTGGCTATATAGATGCTCCAAGTCTTTAGAGTTATCAAATTCTACATCAAAGTCCCATCCAGCCCAACTATACTCGCTTTTATGTACATCTGGATATCGTTTCATAGGATCAATCATGTTTTCTGATGTTGATTGATTAGCCTTACAAGCACTGTCCCACCATTCTGGCTTTTCTTTACGCCATACTACAGTAGTCTTACCACCTAGTCGTTTGATAACATCTAATTCATTGTAAAATCTGCAATCAGAAATGACTACATTTTTATCTGTTAGTTCTACTTGTCTTTCACATGCCGCTACCCAGATATCTGGATGAAAGTTCATTCTGAATACATCTGTGCCTACATGTTGTAAAGCCCATCTTGGTGTAAAGTTAGGAATACCTAATCTTTCTGCCCACCATTCGTCTACTTGTTCTCTGAATACTCTGCTTTCTGATGTGTTGCCTTCTAGAAGAATTCTATCCCAACCGAATATATTTGCACATGCATCTTTTAGTACTCCTGCAAAACTAATTCGCTGAAACCCGTTTTCAATTAAGTGACCTGCGACTGTATCTTTACCATGACCTATCAACCCACAGATACCTATAATTTTTTTCATATAATCCTCAAAAGAATGTTATACAGTATTATCGTTACAGATAAACCGGCTATAACACTACACCAAAATCCTATCTTTGTAACTAGTAACCCAAATATAACAAAAAATACAAGGCTTGTCAAGACAAAATATGTAGTTTCAAAACTAAATTTTGCAAAAGTCTCTGCATCTATGCCTGAATACCACATAAAAATCATAGCAAGAAAGGCAGTGAAAGGTATACCCATCAAAAGAGCCGCCATAGTAGCATTACGCAAAGCCATCATACTAACTGATGCTACTAATATTCCTGATATAAGTGCTTTTAAAAAGAATTCCATAAATCTAACACTCCTAACTTTTCTATCATTGTATTTACTCTAATATCATTTTCTTTTTCTTTGTCTATAATTTGTTTTATCGTAAATGAATGATTTGTTTCTTGGTTTATAAAATCTAATAGATATGTTAATTGCTCTTGTCCGTCAAACTCTGATTTCAGTAAATGTGTTAGTTTTTCTTTTGTATCTTTATCTAAATTTTTTAATGACATATGCTCTGGATAATCTAGTAAATCAAACACAGGCATTTTATTAAACTTTTGAAATGAATATTCTAATACATCTTTCATTAAATGAATATTAAAGACGTTTACTACTGTATGCATACCCAACTTAACGTTATCAGTTTTATGCTCTATAAAATGATTTATGGTGTTCTCAATAGCATTCCATTTGTGTGGAGGTCTAAGTATTTCATTTGCTTCACCAATAGCATCAATACTGAATATAACTTCTACTTCTTTTAGTTTTGACCATGATTCAAATATCTCTTGTTTTGGTATTATAGTTCCATTAGTATTATAAAACAATCTGACATTCTCTGGATTATCTGATTTACTTACAATCTGTGTCAAAAAATCCGCATGTTTCTTATCTAATAAAGGCTCGCCGCCTACAAACTTAACAAAGTCTAATTTAGATAAATCAGTATCGTAATATTTTAAGTCAAATGAATCCACAGAAACATCAACTGACATTCCTGGGTTTTTTATTAATTTCCATTTACTACTGAAAGTATCGTTACACATTCTACATGATAAATTACAATGTGTAGATAAAGCAGTTTCTATATATCTTAATTCTGGTTTGTTTCCTATAAACTTATCATATTGTTTGAATTGTTGTCTAAAAGACTCTATACCATTGTCTTCTGCACGCCAACATTTATCACACATTGAAAGTTTTTCACCTTTCAACATCTTATCTCTTATGTCATTGAAAAATTTAGAATTGAATGCATGATGCAAACCGTCTGATAACTTAGGTGCTTCGTTAATATTTGGTATATTGTTTTCTTCTACAAAACAACAAGGAAGTACAGTGCCATCTACTTTAAGTCTGGCGTGAGACCATAACAATGAACATGCTGATGAATTATCCAATTACAAATCCTAGAGGAGCAGATCCGTCAGTGTACGTCTGCAAGTCAGTTTCTAATTTATCAAGTAGGACATCTGCCTCTTGTTTCATTGCGTCACCGTTTAGTGTAACCCCGCCTTGGGCGCCTGGTAATGAACCAAACTTACTTCTTGCTTCACCTAACATCTTCTTGCAATACGCAAGTGTGTAATCTCTCATCCAAGATTTTAAATAAGGGTCTTTAATTAATTCGTCTTCTGAACGTTCTAAATGAACATGTAGAAGAACCATTTCATCTGCCCTCATTCTACGTAATAGTTTTAATTTTTTAGTTGTTGGATTCCAAATAAATTGAATATCAGTTGCCGCCACTCTGTTTAATGCTTCACGATATTGTGCAAATGCATCAAACGTAGCAATACCACCAATGTGATTATTTAAAAAGAAATATGAATTAGCATATGCTAGTTCAAATGGATCCATATCAACACCACCTGAAATACCATGACCAAAAGAACGATGCCAGACTTGTTTAACTTCCATAATTTCTTTTGGAAGTGTATATTCATCTACATCTTTCTTTAACTCTATTGAGTAGAAATCTTCTTCAACTGCATTTTCGGATCTTTGTTGTATCTTTGATAAAGCAACATCTACTGCTAAATCGTAATGATCCGGATCCAATTCGATATCAACCATTCCGTCGCCTAATAATAGACGAACTTCTTTGATTAACTCATTTCTTACTTTGCTATTTTTTGGCATTGATTATCTCCAATATAATGTATTTATCATTTTTGTAATTGGAGCCAATAAAAAACCCACTAACAAGTAGTGGGTTTTTAAAATTTTAGACTAATTATTATGCTAGTTCAAAGCCACGTGCAACTGCTAGGTCTTCTAAAACTGCTTTTTTTCTAGCTTCTGCATATGTGAAGAAGTTACCCTCTGCGGATTTAACTTCTGCGCCACCTAAGTTGTCTTTATCTGCAACATCATAAGGAACATCAGTTGTAGCTTCATAAGTGTAAGTAATACCATGATTATCATTTAACCATGTTCTAAAATCGGCTGTATATGTCTGATAGTTTTCAAAATGTCTCGCATTAATGAAAGTTAAGCAATATGCCATTTTGTTAGTGTCTGTTGGATGCCAACCATAAGATTTAACATCTTCATAGATGAAGTCAAATAATGCTCTTGCATATTTTGTTCCAGTTGCATCTTTCCATGCTAGAAGTAAATCTCTCATAATTGATGATGGATCTTTGTCTGGATTAGCAGTTTTTACTGCATCAGGGATATTGACTTCAACGAAATAATATCTTTTTTTGTTTGCCATTTATCTCTCCCGGGATAATAAATTTACTAATTATGATACTCGTCAGTATCTACAGTTATATTTATCAAAAAACCTTGAGAAGTAATGTATGTTCGTTAATTCTGCCATTCATTTTGGTCTCTACAGATTTGATGGCATTAAACTCTTTATTTAATGAGCGTTTTGTTATCTTTTTGAAGATTGGCAACTGCTCCTGTGGCTTTCGTAAAGTCTTTTGTAGACTTTCATCTTCTTTAAATCGTATCATTGTAGTACCTTTGACACTCAATCCAGAGCCGTCACGTCCTAGACCCATGGGGTCAATATTACTTGCATGATATACCCCTATCTTACGTGTCTTTGTATTGTATACAACTGCGATACTGGCTCCTACAAGTTCTACTGGATTAATGCTTACTGAACCTGTTTCTGTATGTTCTTTGCAGAACTTCATTTTAGATACAACTTTTTCTGCACTAACTGGTTTCTTCTTACGAGGCTTTCGGTCAAATTTTGCATTAGCAATAATCATATCACATGCTTGTACAATGCTTTTATACATTTCATACATTGCTTTAATTTCAGACTTTTCTAAATGCTTATATCCTTCAATCAACTGATTGTGCCAATCAAGTTCTTTTTCAGTCATATTTTTTGTTGAAGGTGGGTTGATAAGTTCATCATATTCTTTATAACAACCTTCATATAGTTCTTTAATTATTTTGGCATGATTGGCTTTTGCTTGTACTTTACGTAACAAACTCAAAGGTTTGAAAGATTTCAAAGCACCACTAGTCATTTCGAAATCATTAATAAAATCATCAATTTCATTAGTCATAGAAAATGCTTTAGCACGTAGTAATTCTTGAATACTAGGGCGATAAAGATTATTCTTTTTCGATTCTTCTTTTTCTTTTTCTTCTTTTTCTTGTTTGACACCTTTACCTGTTTCTATTGCTTTGGCAATTCGTTGTTTGATAAAGACAGTTGCAGGCTGTACATGTCCCATAGTACCTGCAAGTGTTTGCCAATAATCATCTTCTTTTTGATTAAAGTCTGGCATACCATCTAGTAAAAGTTTACAAGAAATTGCACCAGTAACTGTTACTTCATAGTCTGGTGCGGCTTTTACATTACGAATATCTTCTTTTGAATAACCGTTCTTTTCCATCCATGTATATACATATGGATATAAGTCTGCTGGTTTATAATTTTGGTAATAGAATTCTCTAGCGGCTTGTGACTTACGATGAAACTCTGCACCAGATAACTTTTCCCAGTTATCCCATTTCGGTGATTCAAGTTTTGCACCACGGCGAGGCGCCGCTCTTGTAGTCTTCTTTCTTTTTGCCAAACCCATCGGGAACTCCTATAATT